ACTTCTTAAAAAAGGAGTCTATATTGAGGTTGAGGATTTAAACAAAGAAAATCAACTTGCTTACGGAAAAGGAATTCAAGCTATTGTTGAAATAGGTAAAATTGTTTTGACTAATGGAACTTATGATTCAGACTTTAAAGAAGTAACTGCACCTGTTTACGCTGACGGATATGCTTATGATATTATGAGTGATATTGAATACAAGTTTGAAAGCGAAATATTTCCTAATAATCCAAAGCATAATTTTGCAGGATGCGAGCCAATTAAAGAAATTGATTTTAATTTATTAAGCGATGAGCAGACAACAATTTGATGTTATATTAAACAAGTTAATTAGCAGAAAATTATTAGTTTTTGCTATTGCTTGTTTTGGATTGTTTAACCAAAGTTTAACCTCTTCTGATTGGGTTGTTATTGCTACAGCTTATATAGGAATTGAAGGAGTTACAAATATAGTTGAACGATTAAGAAAATGAAACAATACATTTTAGATTTAAGGCAATCAGTTATTACAGGTGGATATTTTATGTTTACATTTGCAAACGTTGATGTTATTATGAAAGTAATAGCTTTTGTAATAGCTACAGGATATACAGCAAGAAGATGGTATCTAATGGAAAAAAACAAGAACAATGAAACTCAACAATAGTGGTTATTTGCTTATAACAGAATTTGAAGGTTTTAGTGCAAAGCCTTATTTATGTTCTGCAAAGATTCCTACCATTGGATATGGGAACACATATTATAGTGATAACAAACGTGTGACTATGTTAGATAAAGAAATCACTAAAGTACAAGCATTTGAAATGTTTAAAACAATAGCAGATAGATTTGCAAGTGCAGTTTCTAAACTAATAACAAGTCCTTTAAATCAAAATCAATTCAACGCATTAGTTTCTTTAGCATATAATATCGGAACAGGTAACTTTGCAAGTTCTACTATATTAAAAAAAGTAAACAAAAACCACAATGACACTTCTATAGAATTAGAATTTAAAAAATGGAATAAAGTAAATAAAAAAGAAGTAGCAGGTTTAACAAGAAGAAGAAATTATGAAGCACATATTTATTTTAGTTAGTTTATTTTTAATTGGGTGTGCATCGCGCAAAGTAGATATAAAAACAACAGATATTAAAAAAGATAGTTTAGTTGAAACAAAAATAGAATTAACTGAAAATAAAGTTAAAGATTCTACTGCAGAAACAAATACAAAGACTATTATAAATATTGATGAAATTATAATTAAACCTTTAGATAGTTTAAAGGAATTTATTGTAGAAGGTAAAACTTATAAAAACGTTGTTTTAAGCTATAAAAAAACTAAAAGCAATACTTTATATAACAATAAGATTAAGTTATCAGAAAACACGTTAAAACACGTTAAAACTGATAGTAAGATAAAAACATCAGTTAAAGAAAACATTAAAGAAAAGCAAATAGATAAAAAGGCTAATTACTTTGTTTATTTGTGGTTTATTTTAGGAATAATAATTTTATATTTAATATGGCGAAGCAAACGACTGTTCTTGTAAAAGAAGATAAACATATATCAAGACCTAATATACATAGTAAAAGTAAAAGTTCTAAATTAAAATCCTCAAAGAACTATAAAAAAATCTATAAAGGTCAGGGTAGATAAAAGCATAGCTATCCGCAACACATTTTGCTTTTTTTGTTTTGTATTTTAAACTTTTTTTGTTTATTTTTTGTATACTTATTTTGTTTTTTTGAAACTTATTTGAAAAAAGTACTTGGCAAAGTTATAAGAAATATTTTACAATATTGCAATATCTTAAATTTACTTTTTAACAGCTTTGTTAATATCCTATTTTTATATTTGACAAATGAAAAAACCAACACGTAAAAGTTTAGTTACAAAATTAGATACAATCTTTAGCCAATACATAAGGCGTAAAGATGCTATTAATGAAATAGCTACTTGTGTTACTTGTGGTAAAAAAGACCATTATAAAAAGCTACAATGCGGTCACTTTCAATCACGCTCACATTATTCAACAAGATGGGATGAAAGAAATGTAGGGGTTCAATGTTACGGATGCAATATATCACGTTCAGGTGAACAATATAAATTTAGTCAATATCTTGGTAATAACTTATCTGAAGAATTACATATTAAGTCAAAGCAAATAGTTAAATTTGCAGATATAGATTTGATAGAGTTAATAGAACACTATACTGATAAAGTTAATAGTTTATAATTGTTTCTTGTTTTTCTTTGTTTTAAGACCCTGTATTAATAGTGCAGGGTTTTTTATTTGTTAAAATTATCATAAAATTATGTTAAAGTTTTAGATTGTAGTTTTTTATATCAAAAACATTTATACATTTGTACTCAACAAACAAACAAAAACAAACATTATGAAACAAACATTAAAAAATTTCGGATTAGCCTTACTTTTATGGGCAGGTTTATTTACTATGCAATTATTAATTTCAAACTTTATTTAAAATGAAAGATTTATTAGATTACAACAGATTTAGATTAGAAGCGATGCAGGAACAAATTTGCAAATTAGAAAGTCATATTTCAACATTAGAAACTTATATTTTTGAACTTGCAGATGTAGAATGTCCTGATGAATACAAAACAATTATTAAACAAGAACTTTACAAATCAAAAACAAATTAAAAATGGAAACAAAAGAATTAACATTAAACAAGAAATTATCTTTAATTCAAAAAGAATTTAAAGCAAGTAAGTCAAAGTTTAACAGCTTTGGAAAATACAATTTTAGAAGTGCAGAAGATATATTAGAAGCACTAAAACCATTTAACGAAAAGTACCAAGTGAATTTTACAATTACAGAAACAATAGAACACACACAATTTTTACAATTCCCAATGTTGCGTTCTACGGCTTCAATTAACGATGATTACGATTCAATTTCTGCAACTGCTATAGTTGGTATTGATTTAGAACAAAAAGGAATGCAAATGCCCCAAAAGTTTGGTTCTGCATCAAGTTACGCAAAGAAGTACGCATTAGGTAACTTACTTTTAATTGATGATACACAAGATTCAGATGCAGTTAATAAGCACGATAAAGAACCTGTAGCTGATGATTTAAAATGGTTAAATAAAAATACACCTGAATTTAATAAAGCTATTGAATATTTAAAAAATGGTGGTAATATTGCAACTATTGAAGGTAAATATAAAATGAGTAAAGTAGTAAAAGATGAATTGTTAAAAGTTAAGTAAATTATAACGTTTTGCACCTCGTGTAACTGCTGTTGTGCAATGTTTTTTTTAAATTCAAATTATTTAATATAAATTTACATTATGAAACAAATAGATACAAAAAAATTCACAAAATATACGCTTGAAGTTATACTTTCGGAATCAGACAAGCATTTTACTGAAATTTCAGAATCAATAAATAAAATTTCTGAACGCTCTTTTTTTTTATTTGCGTTATACTTGTCTTTAATTACATATTCATTTTATGAAATAATAAAAGAAGATTATAAATATTTAATTTTATTATTTGGTTCAATAATTAGTTGTCTTATCTTAAAGAATAATTTATTCCCATTAAGAAAAGAATTAAAAGGAGCTAAACCTTCAGATTTGGTTATTGAATATTTTGAAAAATTTAAAAATGAAGATTTAGAAAAAGAATATTTAGCAACTATTATAGAAAGTTATAATACATCAATTGATACAAATAAAGATTTAATAAAAAAAATGGTCAATAGATATTCTAATTCATTTAAAAACTTAATTCTATTTATAATTCTATTTTTTATTTTCTTTCTTTATGTACTTATTAAGTGTAACTAAGTTATAATTATTATATTTGTAAAACTGAATAGCTGACAACAGTAAAAAAAGGTAAGCAAATTAAAAACAAATAATATGAGTGCATTAATTAATGTAAGTTTAAGAGTTGACAAATTACCAAAAGAAAAATTTGTACAGGGTAAAGATGGAGCAGTTTATTATAACTTTACAGTTGCAGTAAACGATGAATCTAATCAATGGGGGCAAAACGTTTCTTTAACAGATTCTCAAACTAAAGAAGAGCGTGAAGCTAAAAAACCTAAATCATATTTAGGAAACGGAACAGTTGTTTGGACTAATGGAACTATCCAATTAGCAGAGAAAAAAGAAGGCGTTGCTACTAAAGAAGTGGTAGAATCAGATTTACCATTTTAAATTAATCAGGGGTGTAAAAGCCCCTTTTTTTAAACAAACAAAATAAACAATGAAAACAGTAAATAGTATTAGTGGTGGTCAAACTTCTGCATACATAGCAGCTAATTATCCTGCAGATTATAATATTTTTGCTTTGGTTACTACAGACGATATTAAATGTCAATATCCTGATGCAAAAGTTAGACAAATTGTAAGTGATAAAATTGGAAAAGAATTTATAGGTACTTTAGAAGAAGATATAATAATTAAAACAATTTTAGATTTAGAACAATTTATAGGAACTAAAATAGATTGGGTATCAGGTAAATCATTTGATGAACAAGTAAAAAGATATAAATTAAATGGTGAAATTAAAATACATTTACCATCAGTTATGCGAAGAACTTGTACTGTTGAAATGAAAATTGAACCTATATTTGAATTTTGGAAAAAAAATATTGGAGAAATTACAGAAACAAGAATAGGATTTAGAGCAAACGAAACTTCAAGAGCAAATGCAATGATAGAAAGAGCAAACGAAACAAATGGAATTTTAACATTTAAAAGTATTGTTGGAAAATCAGATAATGGTAGAAACAAATGGAAACATATTCCTTATCAAATACCAAGATTTCCTTTAATTGAAGATAATATTTATAAAGATAGCATTGTTGAATTTTGGAAAAACAAACCTGTTGAATTTGCTTATATGAATAATTGTGTAGGTTGTTTTCATAGAAATCCTGTTGTTCTTAAACATATGTCAGATAGACATCCTAATAAATATCAATGGTTTGTAGATACTGAAAATCAAGGTATGAAACACTTTACAGGTAATAATTGGAAACAAGGTATGACTTATGAAAAAATAAGAAGTTCATTTAAACAAATGGAATTGTTTGATACAGATTTTAATGAATGTGATTCAGGATATTGCGGATTATGAAAGATTGGAAAGAATTATTATGGGAAAAAATTAAATACTTACCTTATCCTGAATGGATAAAAAAATTATAAAATATGGATATAGAAGCACAAAGACTATTAATGCAAATGTTTGAAGAAGATTGCTTTATAAATCCATTAGAAAAGATAGAATATCCTAAACCTGCAATATCATTTGGAACTAAAACTTATGAAACAAAAGATGGTTCAAAAGAATATCCTGTACCTTTAGGAACATATGGAAACTTTAGCTTTGTACAAGCACCGCCAAAATCAAAGAAAACATTTTTTGTAAGTTTATTATCAGCAGTTTATTTAGCAGAACATTTAGAATCATTTTGTGGTGAATTAAAAGCCAATAGAGATAAACAACACATTATACACTTTGACACTGAACAAGGTAATTTTCACGCACAAATGGTATTTAAACGACCATTAGATATGACTGCTTTAAAAACTGATAGATATCATACTTTAGCATTACGCCAATTATCATTTAAAGAACGTGTTGATTTTATAGAATACTATCTTTATGATAAATTAGAAGCAAAAGAAATAGGTTTAGTTATCATTGATGGTATTGCTGATTTATGTTCTGATGTAAATAATATAGAAGAATCAAATGCTGTAGTTCAAAAATTAATGAAATGGTCAAAAGAATTAAATTGCCACATAGTAACAGTTATACACTCAAACTTTGGTACAGATAAACCTACAGGTCATTTAGGTTCATTTTTAGAAAAGAAAGCAGAAACACAAATACAATTAGAATTAAATACAGTTAACAAAGGTTTAGTAACAGTATCTTGTAAACGTTCACGTAATGCACCATTTGAAAACTTTAGTTTTAAAGTTAATAGTTTTGGATTGCCACAAGTTGAAGGTGCTTTTTACGACCCACTAAAAGATATATTTTAATGGAAACAATAATTAAAACACACTTAGATGAATTACAAATATCTGCAACAAGAATGCTTGTATTAAATTCAGATAATAAAATGTTAATAAGTTTCTTTAAAGACTTAACAGAAAAGTTAATATATTTACAGCAGTTAGTAGAAATGGATTCTAAATATAATTGGATTGAAATAGAAAATCTAATTGTAAAATTAAAAGAAGTAGATACAGAATTAACACACGTTAATATAGAAGTTCAAATAGCAGAAGTAAAAACAGAAAAGAAATCAGCATATATAAAAAAATAAAATTATGGAATTATTTACAGCAGTATTAGTAGTTATTTTAGCAGTAGTATTTTTAGCAACAAGTTTCTTTACTTGTGATGTAATTATTACACCAATCAAAGGAATAATGTTCGGTGCTTTATATAATGATGATGTATATGATATTGAAACAGACCACACAATACAAATAGTAATATTATTTATATCATTTAACTTTTTATGGACAACTTCAAATGGCTTGAACAAGTAGCAAAGCACCACAAGGAATGGGTTAAAACAATCCAAAAACTTGGTGAGTACGATTACGCTGAAGATATAGTGCAGGAATCTTATATTGCTTTAATGAAGTATGCAAATGCAGAAAAGTTAATAGATGATAAAGGTAATGTACGCAAAGGTTATATGTTTTTTACGCTACGTTCTTTATATTACCAATATTATAATAAAAAGAAAACAATTCAAAAAGTATCTTTTGATGGATGTTGGGAGTTATTTGATGATTCAAACGTCGAAGAGCATAATGCGTACAATGATATTTGTTTAATGATTGATGAAGAAATAGATAATTGGCATTGGTATGATAAAAAATTATTTAAATTATATCGTGATACAGATATGTCTATGCGTGATATTGCAAGTGAAACCAATATTAGTTTAATTTCAATATTTCATAGCATAAAAAACTACAAAGAAATACTTAAAAATAAGTTTGAAAAAGATTACCAAGATTACATAACAAATGATTACACAAATATTTATTAATTAAAATCAAATTAAAATGGCAAAACAAAAAGCAAAAGGTTTAGGTGACACTGTAGAACAAATCACCGAAGCAACAGGAATTAAAGCGGCAGTAGAAATGTTTAGCAAAGCAACAGGTATAGATTGCGGATGCGAAGAACGTAAAGCAAAATTAAATGAATTATTTTCTTATTCAAGAAAAGTTAATTGTTTAACTGAAAAAGATTACAATGCACTTACAGATTTAATTTCACCAAATAAAAGTACTTTAACTATTGAAGAGCAACAAATAATTAGTGAAATTTACTACAACGTATTTAATTATAGATTGCAGTTAAGTTCTTGTGGTTCTTGTTGGGCAGGTAAAGTACAAGAATTAAGAAAAGTTTACAACGAATATAAAGTAGATGCTAAATAAATACAGGTTTGAAGTATCATTAAGTAAAGATGAGTTTTCTAAACTTAATAAAGATAAAAAAATATCTTATTTATTTAGAAGTTCATCAGTTGGTAAATGTGCTAAAATATTTGATGATTACTACAAATCAACTATAGAATTAAAACCTGCAGAATGGTATTTATTCTATGAATCAGTAATGGGAATTACTATTTTAAAAGAAGTAACAAATAAACTAACTTTATTGACTCAATTAAGTGAAGAAGATTGTTACAATTATGTTAAATTTAGGGTACTTGGGCAAACTTGGAACGGAATGCTAAACGAAATAAGTTTAATAGAAGAACTAAAACAGGAATTCCCATACATTGATTTTAAAAAAGCTGATTATAATTTAGATGAAAACTATTTTACTGATTGGGAAGCATATTCAAATGGTACTTTGTTTTTAGGTTTACAGATTAAACCAATAACATATAAGTATATGAGTACTCCATATCAAAATCAGGCTAAATTAAATCACGAAAGGCAAAGAACAAACTACAAAGAAAAATTTAAAGTACCGCATTTTTTAATATACTATGAAAATGGTAAATTATATGAAAAGCAAAAGGTACTTAATCAAATAAATATATTACTAACAAATTTAATATAATGGAAAACAATTTAATACAACAAGAATACCTAAAATCAGTATTGTTGAGTCAATTACTTTTAGAAGCAAACGAAGGTTTATTTTTTACAACACAATACAAGCAACAAATTAAACATAAAATAAATAGTTTAAATAAAGATTTGGAAGAAACTGTAAGAAATGAATACAAAATAATTTACAACACAGATCCTGAAACAACAACTAATATTTTAAATAGCATTGAAGAAATAATTAAAAAGCTTCAAACAAGTTCAATAGATGAATTAGTATTTATAAATGCAGTAATAGATAAATATAAAGAAAACAAAGAATGGTTTACTGAGTATGTAGAAACTGAATTTTTAAAATTAAATGGCTAAGAAACAAGAAATAATATATAGTCCTAAAGAACAAGAAATACAGGCACAGTATATTTGCAACAAAAATGATTTAGCATACGTAATACAACCAATACAATATACAAAGAAATATAAGGTAGTTAAGTTTAAAATATCAAATAGAATAGAAGTACACAATTACAAAGAAAATAATATTGATGTTGAATTTACAGAACACGATGCTTTAAAAAAAACAATGGAACTTTATACATTACACTCAAAAAGATTTAACAAATGAAATTTATATTAATAATAGCATTTTATGAATTAATAAGGTCAAAACTAATTTGGCTTTGGTATTACTTAATCAAACAAGCAAACAAATGAAAGATACAATAGTAGAATCAGTTATAGAACAATTTAAACAACGTTCTAACGTAGGAATAAATAAATATGGCGTAACATTAGATAGAGAAGATTTAAACGCTTTAGAATGGCTACAACATCTTCAAGAGGAATTAATGGATGCAACACTTTACGTTCAGAAACTAAAAGAAAAATTAAATGACAAATAGCAAATACTTTAAACCAATTACACGTATAAAAAAAGTAATGGAATTTTACTACAATAGAGGAATTAATTCCGAAAGAGTAAACGAACTATATAGAAAAATTATTAATCAAAAATAAAAATTATGCCAATACCACAATCAAAACAAGGAGAACATCAAAAAGAATTTATACAACGCTGTATGATAGATGAAAAGATGAAAACAGAATATCCTGATATAGACCAAAGATATACAGTATGTAGAAGTCAAATTAAGAGTAGTAAATAGCTACTTTTTTTTTGCTTAAAAGTTAATATTTTGTTAATTTTTAATAAAAAGTTTTTTAATGTAAATAACTTGTTTATATTTGTATAACAATTTAAAACAAACACTATGACACAGCAAGAAATTATTGACAGATTAGAAAACATTACTTGGTTAATGGCAGAAGTAGAAAACACTTATGTTAAACACGAATTAGAAGAGATTACAGAAGCTATAAAGGCACAATTTAATTATTCTGATACGTATGAACAAGAAGTAAAAGATGTATTAAATTACGATGAAACAATGTTTAATTTAAATAATATAAAAATAAGATAATGAACGAACTCGCATTAGTTAAGATACAATCTAAAATACTTGGTTTAGATAGGGAATTAAAACAATATGTAGATGAACTATTAACAGGTAAAACTGATTTAAATGATGACCAATTAAGTATAATGATTAATAGCACAACAAGAGAAATAAGTATTTACGATTATATTTTAAAACTAATAATAAAAGATGGAAACAACAATTAAAACATTTGACAACAAAATTTGGGATAAGCAAGAACTATTAGATAATATGTATGATGATAGTTTCTATTATGGTTATCTTGGTAAACAAGCATTGAGTAGTTCAAGTTTAAAGATGCTTATACAATCACCAAAGACCTATAAATACGTAACTAAATATGGTTCAGGTGAATCACAGGCATTACGTGATGGTAAACTATTTCACACAATGATATTAGAACCACATAAGATAGATGACTTGGTAATTGTAGATGTAGCAACAAAAGCAGGAAAAGCATACAAAGAAGCAAAGGCACAAGGATTAGAAGTTTACACAACAAAAGAAATTAAAGATGCAGAACGTTTAGCAGATGCACTATTAAGAAATGATGAAGCAGTTCACTATATGAATAAATCACAATTTGAAATACCTGCAATAACTATGATAGATGATATACCATTTAGAGCAAAAGCAGATATACTAAAAGAGAATATGATTATAGATTTAAAAACTACTACAGGTTTAAATGATTTTAGATATTCTGCTGCTAAATACAGTTATGATTTACAAGCATATTTATATCGTGAAATGTTTGGAGTAGATAACTTTGTATTTGTTGCAATAGACAAAGGAAGTTTAGATATTGGAATCTTTGAATGTAGTGATGAATTCTATGAAAGTGGTAAGAGAAAGTTAGAACAAGGTATAGCAAACTATAAATACTTTTTCGGTGAAGAAGAAATAGATTTAAATCAATATGTATTAAGAGGTGTATTATGAAAGTAACAGATAAAATTACAATAACAAATGAAGATAATATGTTATTGATGGCAAGATATCCTGATAACTATTTTGATTTAGCTATTGTAGACCCTCCTTATGGGATTAATGCCGAACAAGGAACAAACAGAAAAAGCAGAAAACAATTTTCTGATAAAAAATCAGGTTGGGATTCTAAACCTCCTGAATTAATATATTTTAATGAATTAATTAGAGTAAGTAAAAATCAAATTATTTGGGGTGCAAATCATTTTATAGAATTAATACCAAATGCAAATAGTAAAAGTTGGTTAGTTTGGGATAAAAAAAACCCTGATAGAAATTTTGCAGATGCAGAGTTAGCTTGGTGTTCAAATTTAGAAGTAGTTAGAATTATTAATTTAAAAAGAGTTCAGGAATTAAATAGAGATGATAATGGTAAAATTCACCCAACACAAAAACCTGTAGCTTTATATAAATGGATGCTTGATAAATATGCTAAAGAAGGTGATAAAATATTAGACACACATTTAGGTTCAGGTTCAATAGCAATAGCAGCACACGATTATAAATATGAATTAACAGCTTGTGAATTAGATAAAGAATACTATGACAAAGCAATACAAAGAATAACAAATCACACAAACCAACAAAAACTATTTTAAATGGAAATAACTGAAAGATTAAAAGAAATAATTAAGCAAGAGACAAATACAAATATAGATATAAGAACACGCAAAAGAGAAACAGTAGAATTACGTTCACTATATTGTAATGTATTAAAAGAACTTAAACCTAATAAAACACTTCAAGCAATAGGTGATACATTAGACTTAAACCACGCTACAGTAATACACGCACTAAAGAATTATAAAATGTATGAAGAATATAATCCTGAATTAAAGAAGTTTAAACAAACTGTATTAAGTTACTTTACAATGGATGATTCAGGTTTAAAAGAACTATCTGATATTGAAAAAGCAAAACACGAAATACATAAACTTACATTGGAAAACTTTAATCTAAAAAGAGAACTAAAAGAACAAATAGAAAAACCAAGATACGAACACAAAATAATAGATGACCTAAACAACCTTATGTTAAACACTAAAGGAACACCACAACACAATTTAATTCAAGATAGACTTGAAGCATTTTACCTAATGAACAAAAACATAAAACTATGAAACCAAAACAAGAAAAGATAACAGTAGAAACATTTTCAATTATAGCATCGTTTATAGTTGCATTAGCAATAGTAATAATAATTAAATCTATAGTATTATGACACCAAAAGAAAAAGCAAAAGAATTAGTAAATAAATATTATAAATTATTTAGTGTTGATTTAGAAAACACAATATGCATATATGAATCTAAACATTGTTCATTATTATTAGTTGATGAAATAATTAGTTCAAGTCCATCTTTACCAATTTTAGGTGATGGCGGAACTTATGGAGAAGATATTGAATTATCAAATAAATATTGGCAAGAAGTTAAACAAGAAATAGAAAAATTATGAATACAATAGAGCAAATAACACCATACGAGAGAGCAGTAATACTTTACAATAAATATACTAAAGAATATAACCGAAGTGTATGTATGGGCGATATGCAACAGACAGAGCATTGGAAGGAAGTAACAAGAGAATTAGCAAAGCTTTATAAAAGATAATTATGAATATAGTTATATTTTTAATATTAGGTTTATTCGCACAAACAATTATAAAATTTATTATTAAACAATTTAAAAAGAAATAACTATGGAACAAACAGCAGTAGAATGGTTAATTAACCAAATGATACAATCAACAACAATGAAAGGTTGGATTGAAATATTTGATAAAGCAAAAGAAATGGAAAAGAAACAAATTGAAGACGCTATGGACATTTGTCAAAGAACTGATTTTTATGTAAAATACGAAAGTTCAGAACAATACTACAATCAAACATATAACAAATAACTATGTCAGATATAACTAAATGCGAAGATAACCTTTGCCCTTCAAAAGAAACGTGTTATAGATATACAGCACCTGCATCAGAACATTATCAATCTTACGGTAAATTCAATCGTGAAGAAGATGAGAATAATTGTGATATGTATTGGGATAATAAACCTATTAAAAAAATAGATGATAAAGAATTTATAGAATTAGTTGAACAATTAAAAGTAATTAATTTAAAACTTTAAACAACAATAGATTTTATTTATTACTAAATTAATAATAATATTTTTTAATTATGGAAGATAAAAGAAAATTCAACGGTGGGCATACAACTGCAGGTAGAAAATCGAAAGCAGAAGAAGTACAGTTAATAGAAAAGTTAGGTGCATTAGAGCCTTCAGCTTTTATGGCTTTAGAGCAAGGATTAGAAAGAGGCGATTTTAAATTCGTTCAGTTGTTTTATAATTACTATGCAGGTAAGCCACGTGAAACAAAAGATATAACTGTAACCAATGAACAGCCTATATTTAACATAGATGATTTAGATATCATTTAAGCCACGATTATATGGAATTTATACTTACTACTGCAATTAAAAAGTTATTGCGTTTAAAGCAGCGTATTAAAGTTATTAGAGGTGGAACATCAGCAGGTAAAACTTTTGGAATTCTACCTTTACTAATTGACAAAGCAATAAAAGAGCCAATGCTTGAAATAAGTGTAGTATCTGAATCAATACCACATTTACGCAGGGGTGCATTAAAAGACTTTTTAAAAATTATAATGGCACTTGGCAGGTACACTGATGCAAACTTTAATAAGTCTACTTTAAAATATACATTTGCAAATGGTAGTTATATAGAATTCTTTAGTGTAGACCAACCTGATAAATTACGTGGTGCAAGAAGAAATATATTATACGTAAACGAATGTAATAATATAGACTTTGATTCTTATTACCAAATGGCAATTAGAACAAGTGGCGATATATGGTTAGACTATAACCCTGCATCTTCTTTTTGGGTAGATAAAGAAATACTAACTCAAGATAATGTAGACTTTATAACTTTAACATATTTAGACAACGAAGCATTATCGGATACTATAATAAAAGAAATAGAATCAGCAAAGGTAAAAGCATTAACATCTTCTTATTGGGCTAATTGGTGGCAAGTATATGGACTTGGGCAAACAGGTAGTTTAGAAGGCGTATGTATTACAGATTGGAACGAAATAGATTTACCAACAGATGCAAGGATACTTTGTTATGGAATGGACTTTGGGTATAGTAATGATCCAACTTCATTAGTAGCTATGTATAAATATAACGATGCTTTTATATTTGATGAAATAATCTACAAGAAAGGTTTATTAAACAACGATATAAGCAACCTATTAAAAGCAAACAATGTTAATGATATAATTTACGCTGATAGTGCAGAGCCAAAATCAATAGCTGAATTAAATACATACGGACACAATATATTACCTGTATCAAAAGGTAAAGATTCAATTATATATGGTATTAATTTAATGAATCAAAATAAAATATATGTTACATCAAGAAGCAAGAACTTAATTAATGAATTAAGAAACTACATTTGGCTAACTGATAAAACAGGTGTTAAGATGAACAAACCTATTGATGCTTACAATCACGCTATAGATGCTATGCGTTACGCTATAATGAGCCAATTAGAGAATCCAAATAAAGGGAACTATTTTATTTATTAATGTCGCAAATTAATACTATACTTGCGACAAAGTAAATGATGGCAAAAACTTGACAAAGTGGTATGTAAGTAATTCTTACTTAATAAATTAAAACTATGACTTACGGACAAATGATTGCTGCAATACAATGTTACATACACCATAGTACAGGTAAAGAGGTAAATATAAACTTACCACGTAATATAGGTGAAATTAAAAAGATGCGATTGATGTACGATGTAGCAGTAGAGAATTTAAAAAGTTAAATTTATGTTAAAACTAATTTATGTAACAAATTAATATTATATTTGTTAAAAATTTAAAACAAACAAAATGGAAAAAGTAAACGTAACAGTAAATTATTGTACAGTAGAATTTGAAGTAGCAGGATATTATATCAAAGGTGATTCATATGATAATACAAAAGCTTGTTTAGATGATACAGAAATAACTATTCAGGGTGTAGATATGTGGGAAATATTATCTACAAAACAATGGAACGATATTGTTGATTTAGCAATACAAGAAATAGAAAGTTAAGTTAGGTTAAATTTGGTTAAAGAGGTGTACAGAAATGTACGCCTTTTTTTGTTTAATACAATTTGAACAAATAGTTATTAATATAAAAAACAATAATATGAAATTAGAGATTAGCATACCAACAGAATTAAAAGAAATTAAGTTAGCGCAATATCAGGCTTTTTTAAAGATAGCCAAAGATAATGATGATAATGAATTTCTGAATCAGAAAATGGTTCAAATATTCTGCAATATAGATTTAAAAGATGTGGCAGAAATTAGATTTAAGGATGTATTAGAAATAACTGCATCACTATCTAAAATGTTTAACGTAACATCACATAGGTTTATAAACAGATTTAAACTTGGTGGTGTTGAGTTTGGGTTTATTCCTGAATTAGAAGAAATGACCTTTGGAGAATATACCGATTTAGATTCATACATAGGCGATTGGGATAATATGCATAAAGCTATGGCTGTATTATATAGACCGATTACAAAGAAAGGTTTAAATGACACATATGAAATAGAAAAATACAATGGTAGTATAACCTATAGTGATGTAATGAAACACGCACCTTTAGATGTTGTATTTGGTGCTAATGTTTTTTTTTACTCTTTAGGCAACGACTTATTGAAAAGTACGATGACCTATTTGGAGAACAACAAGGAGATGCAGACTATTCTGCAACAGCACAATTCGGTAAACGATGGGGTTGGTATTCATCAATCTATGCTATTGCTCAAGGAGACCTTACAAGATTTGATAGAGTTACCGAACTACCGATTAACCAATGTTTAACATACTTAACATTTGAAAAACAAAAGAACAAAATAGAAGCTGATTTAATTAAAAAAAGATAATGAGTACATTTTACGAAATAACACAAGTGATTAAAAACAAACTGCAAGAGGATTTGTTTGTTAATACAGTAACTACAGGTGATATATTTAAAGTTGATTTAAACAAGCAAACTATATTTCCATTAAGTCATATTATTATTAATTCAGTTACTTATGCAGGACCTGTATTGAATTATAATATATCTATTCTATGTATGGATATTGTAGATGAAAGCAAGTCTAAAACAACAGATATATTCTTGGGTAATGATAACGAGCAGGATGTATTAAATACACAATTAGCAGTTGCAAATAGATTTTTAGAAGTATTAAGTAGAGGTGCTTTAGCTGAAGATTATGAATTAGTAAATGGTTCTGCAAATATTGAATTCTTTACAGAACGTTTTGAAAATAAAATAGCAGGTGTTACAGTTACATTTGATATGGCTATTCAAAATACAATGACAAAATGCTAAAACTTGAAAAAGTAAATAAGACTATTGAAATGTTTCGTGATTATGTAATCAAAGAAGCAAAAGATAATTTAACACGTTCAGGTCATAATAATACAAGTTCATTAGCAAATAGTATTAAAGGAGAAGTAATAATAGATGATAAATATTCTATTGTAGGATTTACAATGAATGATTACGGAACGTTTGTTGATTTAGGTGTTAAAGGAAAAACAAGTTCTAATAAAGCACCTAATAGTCCGTATCAATTTGGTAGTGGTAAAGGTAGAAAAGGTGGTTTAACTCAAGGTATAAATCAATGGGTTAAACAAAAAGGTTTTCAATTTAGAGATAAAAAATCAGGCAGGTTTTTAAGTTATGAATCAACAGCTTATTTAATTACACGTTCTATATTTCATAAAGGTATAAAGCCTTCTTTATTCTTTACTAAACCATTTGAAGCAGGATATAAAAAATACATAGATATAGATTTAGTAAAAGCATTTGGTCAAGATGTAGAAACAATTATAGATTACAATTTAAAAGATATAAAATGAAAGTAGTAAAAGTTAGAAGTCCATTTATGATTCAAGTAAATGAATCTACACAAATAGGAAGCAAGATAGAATTATTTATTTGGCGTAATGGTGAAACAGAACCAACTGTACCAACATACACATTAAGCAAACCTATTCCAACTTCAAATCAAAGATTAACAGCTTATAATGTATCAAACTTTGTAAAAGAATATATAGAGAATATTGCACCTACTTATGTTAATTATCCTGCTAATAATGAAGCTAATAATAACTATGCAAGATTTAAAGTAAAAAGATATTGGAACAATGCAGGAACTTACACTTTATTAGATACTATATCTTATGTAGGTGTTAATGGATATTCAGATTATATGGATGGATTGCAAGTACCTACAGAAAAGAATATTGAGTTATTATTTAATCCTACTATTCAAAATAATTATCAGATTAAAACTTCTTATTCTCCTGACACAATTCAATACTTAAATGTATTGATAGATTTTACTGATTTTAACGACCAACTTACAATTACTTATAATAGATTAAGCGGTGGATATTCTGCACCTGTTTATTTTGATGGTTATACAGGAATTTATTTATTTAAAGTTCCAATCACATTAGCTAAAGTAGATAACAATTTTATTAAAGGTGCTAATATCAGTTTAAGTTATTTAGTAGATTCAACAGGAGTTTCTACAACGTTCAATAATATTTATACTTATCCAATAGAAGAATGTAAATACACGCCTGTATTATGTGATTTTATAAACTCTTATGGTGGATGGCAAACATTAACATTATACAAAGCACAAACAAACACGCTACAAGCTAAAAAAGAAAGTTATAAGCTAATGCCTGAAGCGGTTAATTATAACACGTTAAGAGGTCAATCTAAATCGTTTAATCACTCGGCAACTAAATCAATAAAAATTAATACAGGGTTTGTAGATGAAAACTATTCTCAATTACTTACTGATTTACTATTATCTGAAACTATTTTATTGGATAGAAAACCTGTTAAAATAAAAACAGAAAGCTTGGAATTGAAAAATGTTTTAAAAGACAAATTAATTAATTACGAATTAGATTTTGAATACGCTTACAACTCAATAAACGATGTACTATGATTTTAAATTTAGCTTTATATTTAGAGAGCAATCAATATATAGATACTACACAGGATTTTGAAAATAAATTTATTACAAGAATAAAAGCGGATGGTGGAACATTTGAAAATTATAATTGTTTAAATACTACTTTACTTGGTTTAGGTGGTACTCAAAATTTTGCAAGTAAATATCAACGAACAGATTTGTTTGCTGATGAATCTATTTCTATTACCCAAGTAATTCAGGATGTAAAAGATATATCTAAAATATTTACAGACTTTTCTAAAACGTTTACAATACCTGCAACATCAGAAAACAATAGACTATTCAAACATTATTATAATTATGATATTGATAATGGCTTTGATGCACGTATTAAAATAAATGCTTACATAGAAATAAACGCAGTTAGATTTAATACAGGTAAAGTAAAGTTAGAAGGGGTTGATTTAAAGGACAATAAACCTTACGCCTATAGAATAACATATTTTGGTAATACTGTTAACTTAAAAGACTTAATAGGAGAAGATAAATTGAACGCTTTAGATTTATCTGCATACAATCAAGTTTATAATGCAACAAATGTATTATCTAAATTTCAATTAAACCCTACAACAAACGATGTAATAGTTCCATTTATATCGCACACAAATAGATATTATTACGATAGTAGTTCAGGACACGCTGAAAATGATAATAATTTATATTATCAAAGTGGTAGTGGACATCATCACGGCTTGTTATGGAGTGATTTAAAGTATGCTATTCGTTTAAATAATATTATACAAGCTATTGGTACTAAATACGGATTAACGTTTAGTACAGACTTTTTTAATAGTTCTAATTTAGACTATTATAATTTATTTATGTGGTTGCATCGTGCTAAAGGGGATGTTCAAGGTGCTGATAGTGCAATTAAACCGCCTGTAATTATAAACACTTGGAGTGGTACAGGAGTAATTAGTTATTTTTCAAGTAATAGTAATTTAGTTGTAAATGAAACTACAAATGCAGGTAATGTAATTTTAAATACTGTAACTGCATCAACAAGCGATTATAAAATTAGTGCATATAGAAATGGAGAATTATTTTATCAAAGTAATACTTTAAATGGAAATCAAACTCTTGATTTAGGTCTTTTTGATGTAGCACAATATACTTTTTATATCCAAAGTCAAGTTATAATTAGTATTTCATTATCATTAGATTTACCACGTTATGATTACCCTGATAATCCAAGTAGTATTGTTTATGATAATTATAATACAGGAAGTTTTAATACAAATAATAATTTTGTTTTTGATATTGCTCAACAAGTACCTGAAATAAAAGTAATAGACTTCTTAACAGGTATTTTTAAAATGTTTAATCTAACTGCATATTTAGAAAATGGTATTGTAGTAGTTAAAACATTAAATGATTTCTATGCAACTTCTAATGTTTATGATATTACAAAATACATAAGCATTGATACAAAAGCTGTAAACGTGGCTTTACCATATAAGCAAATTGAATTTGGATATGAAGATACTAAAGAACTTTTAGCTTTAAAACATAATCAGCAATTTAACTATGAATGGGGTACAGAATTATTTAATGAATCACCTGAAATAGATGGAGAAATATACAAAGTAACTTTACCATTTTCTCATTTTAAATATGAAAGGTTGTATGATATTAATGGTAATGTTTTAAAAAATATACAATGGGGATATTCTGCAACAGATAATTTTAATGCTGCTACAGGTAATTATGAATCTGCACTTTGTAAACCATTATTGTTTTATCCAATATTGCAAACAGGTATAAGTATGTCATTTAAACCAACACTTACTACGCATCAAGAAATTACTTCTTATGTTTTACCTTCTAATAGTAGAAGTTTAAGTTCATCAACAAGTACAAGCAATATTAATTTTAAAGCTGAATTAAACGAGTGGACAAACACAAATAACTTTACAGGAACTTTATTTGATTTGTATTATAAAGATTACATAATGCACGTGTTTAATCCTAAAAATAGATTGACTATTTTAAAAGCATATTTACCATTATCAGTTTTATTAAATTTTAAATTGAATGATAGAATGAAAATAAATGATAGGCTATTTTTAATTAATAAGATAACTACAAATTTAACAAAAGGTGAAAGTAACATTGAATTATTAAACGAATTATGATAAAAAACATTTTAGAATTATTAGCACTTCAAGAACATTACGGACAAAGTGAGGCGATAGAAATAGCAAAAGGAAAATATAAATTAGTAACTTCTTGGAAACAAGGTTTTGAACAAGTAAAAAGACTATGGAAAATAAGATAATAAATCTTCAAGTTAATGACAATATTAACAATACTGAAAATTCAGTTAAATCATTAAAGGCTCAATTACGTGAAGCACAAAATGAGGTTAATGCTTTATCTGAAAAGTTTGGTGCAACATCACGTGAAGCGGTACAAGCTGCAAAACAAGCTGCAATATTAAAAGATAGAATAGGTGATGCAAAAGCTTTAACTGATGCTTTCAATCCTGATGCTAAATTTCGTGCTTTAACAAGTTCTTTATCAGGTGTTACAGGTGGATTTGCTGCTGTTCAAGGTGGTATGGCTTTATTTGGAAAAGAATCTGATGATGTTCAAAAGACTTTATTAAAGGTTCAAGCTGCTATGGCACTTTCACAAGGTATACAATCTGTTGGTGAAAGCGTTGATTCATTTAAGCAATTAGGTGCTGTTATTAAAAGTACCGCAGTAGGTCAAGGAGTTTTAACGGCTGCTACTGCAGCTTATAATTTTGTTAATACTGCAGCTACTACAGGTTTAAAGTTATTTAGAGCAGCTTTAATAAGTACAGGAATAGGTGCATTAGTTGTTGGTGTTGGTTTATTAATTTCAAACTTTGACAAAGTAAAAACTGTTATATTAAATCTAATTCCGGGACTTGCAAATGTAGGTAAATTTATTGGTGGAATTGTTGATTCAATAACTGATTTTGTAGGTGCAACTTCGGATGCTTCACGTGCTTTAGATAAACTTAAAAAGGATGCAGATAAAACATTATCTGTAAATAAAAAGTTTATGCAGGAACACGGCGACCAAGTTGATGAATATACAAAGAAAAAAATAGATGCTAAAAACGCTTATGCTACTGCAGTAAAAGAAGATGGTGCAGACCAAGTTGCACTTGCTAAAAAATTAAATAGAGAATTAAGTGATATTGAATTTTCACGTGGAGATGAAGCAAGAAAAAAACAAAAAGAAGCAAATGAAAAAGCATCTGCAGATAGAAAATCAGAAAATGCAAGAATCAAAAAAGAAGCACAAGCAGAAGCAAAAAGATTAAAAGAAGAAGAGGCTAAAAATATAATTTCAGATGCAGAAGCCTATAGAAATAAATTAGAAGAAGCTATGAAAGTTGAAGCAGATGCTAAAAAAGCAAATGCCGATGCATTATTAACTGAACAACAATTAGCAATACAAAACGAAAATCTTGCATATCAAGCAAAATTAGATAATGCTAAAAGATTTGGTGTTTCAACAGAAGAAATAGAATTACAGCATTTAAATACTATAAATGATATAAATAGAACTGCACAAAAGAAAAAGTATGATGATGATAAAGCAGCTGCAGATGCTGAAATGAAAATTGATGAATTAAAAACACAAGCTAAAATTGAACAAGCACAAAGAGGTGCAGCATTATTAACTAATATTTCTGATTTAATTGGTAAAGATACAGCAGCAGGAAAAGTAGCAGCCGTTGCAGCCACAACAATTAACACTTATGCAGCCGCACAAGCAGCGTTTTTAAATGCACAAAAGAATCCAATATCTATACTTGGGCCTGCTTATCCTTATATATCTGCAGGTTTGGCTATTGCAGGTGGTTTGAAAAACGTACAGGCAATATTATCAGTTCCTACTCCAAGTGGCGGCGGTGGTGGTTCTGCTCCAAGTGGTGGTGGAATGGGTTCTGCTCCTGTTGCTCCACAATTTAATGTAGTAGGCGCAAGCTCAACAAGTCAATTAGCACAAACAATAGGTAACCAACAAAACACACCTGTACAAGCTTATGTAGTATCAAACGATGTCACGACAGCTCAAGCTTTAGACAGATCGATTATACGTGGAGCAAGTTTATAGTAATTAAAACAAAACAAAATTTAATTTATTTTAATAATATGAAGATAATAGAACTAATAATAGACGAAAACGAACAACTTTCAGGGGTTGATGCAGTTTCAATAGTAGAATTTCCTGCAATAGAATCTAATTTTATTTCATTAAACAAGCAATTAGCACTTGCTAAAGTTGATGATGAAAAAAGAATTTTAATGGGAGCAGCTTTAATTCCTAATAAACAAATTTATAGAAGAAATGGAGAAGATGAATATTACATTTTCTTTTCACCTGAAACTGTACGCAAAGCAAGTGAGTTATTTTTGATGAATTCAAATCAAAATAACGCTACATTAGAACACGAAAAAGAATTGAAAGATTTAAGTATTGTAGAAAGTTGGATTGTTGAAGACACTGAAATGGATAAATCTAAAAAGTATGGTTTAGACGCACCTGTGGGTTCTTGGATGGTTTCAATGAAAGTAAACAACGATGCTATTTGGAATGACTTTGTAAAAACAGGGAAGGTTAAAGGATTTTCGATTGAAGGATATTTCAGCGACAAATTAGAAATGTCTTTGCAAAAAGAAAAAGAATTGGAATTGCTAAATAAAATAAAGGACATTATTTTAAATGGTGAAAAAAAAAAGACTAATTTAGAATCTTATACAGATTATCCTGAACAAGCTACTGAAAATGCAAAGATAGCTTTAAGATATGCCGAAGAGAATGGTTGGGGTGATTGTGGAACTCCTGTTGGAAAAGCAAGAGCAAATCAATTAGCAAATAGAGAACCAATAAGCGAAGATACAATTAGTAGAATGGCTTCTTTTGAAAGGCAAAGACAAAATTCAGATAGACCATTAGGCGAAGGATGTGGAAGATTAATGTGGTTAGCTTGGGGCGGAGATGCAGGTATTGAGTGGGCGAGTAGAAAACTAAAACAAATAAGAAAATAATGTTAAACTTTTTAAATAAAATTATGGGAAATAAAACAAGTTCGCCAAAAGGCGGTAAAAGAGGATGTCTTTGTAAAGACGGAAAGTATAGTGCAGAATGTTGTCAAGGCGAATTGCAAGAACAAGGAGTTGGAGCAACTGTAGGCCAACAATCAAGCTCGGTTACAAATACAAATGCACCACGAACGATCGTTACAAATAACGGCTAATTTATAACAAAAACAAATAATAATAATTTAACTAATAAATACTTATTAATATGAATGTAATCAATGAAATTAAAACTCTTTTGGGTATGGATGTAAATCTTGCTCAAATGAAACTAATGGATGGCGTTACTGTTTTAGAAGCTGATGCTTTTGAAATGGACAACGCTGTTTTTATCGTTAATGGCGAGGAAAAGATTCCTGTGCCTGTTGGGGAATACGAATTAGAAGACGGTATGATTTTAGTAGTATCTGTTGAGGGTGTTATTGCTGAGATTAAAGAAGCTGTTGTTGAAATGCCGGAGGTTGAAGAGCCTGAAGCAGAAGTAGAAGTTGTTGTTGAAGCGCAAGCTGAAGCGGTAGCTGCCCCAAAAAGAATTGTAGAATCAGTTTCAAAAGAAATGTTCTTTGCTGAAATTGAAAAATTAAGAACTGAAATTGCTGAATTAAAATCAGTAAAAGAAGTTGTTAAAGAAGAATTAAGTTCAGAAGTTGTTGTTGAACCATTAACACATTCTCCTGAAGTTAAAAACGAAGTTAAACTAAATAAATTTTCACCTAATCGCCCAATGACTACACAAGATAGAGTTATGGCAAAACTTTTTAATTAAATATAATATGGCTACTACTACAAGTATTACAACAACTTACGCAGGTGAGTTTGCAGGAAAATATCTTTCTGCTGCATTATTATCAGGTTCTACTATTGCAAATGGTGGAATTGAAGTAATGCCAAACGTTAAATTCAAATCTGTTATCCAAAAAATCGCTACTGATGCAATCGTTAAAGATGCAACTTGTGATTTCGATGCAACTTCTACAGTTACTTTAACTGAAAAAATTCTACTTGCCGAGGAATTCCAAGTAAATTTGAGCCTTTGCAAGAAAGATTTCCATTCGACGTGGCAAAGTTTAGAGATGGGGTATTCTTCTTTTGATTCTTTACCTACATCTTTCGCTGATTTCTTGATTTCTCACGTTGCTGCTAAAGTTGCTGAAAAAACAGAACAAAACATTTGGAGAGGTGCTACAGCTAATGCAGGTGAATTCAATGGATTTACTGCTTTATTAACTGCTGATGCAGGTTTACCTTCTGCACAAGAGGTTGCAGGAACTACTGTAACTGCTGCAAACGTAATTGCTGAACTTGGAAAAATCGTTGATGCTATCCCTGCTAAACTTTACGGAAAAGAAGATTTGTATATCTACGTTTCTCAAAACATCGCAAGAGCTTATGTTAGAGCTTTAGGTGGATTTGGAGCTTCAGGTTTAGGAGCTAACGGTTCTAACGCACAAGGAACACAATGGTATAACAACGGTTCTCTTTCTTTCGACGGAGTTAAAATCTTTGTTGCAAATGGTTTAGCTTCAAACGTTGCTATTGCTGCTGAAAAATCTAACTTATTCTTTGGAACAGGTTTATTATCTGACCAAAATGAAGTGAAAGTTATTGATATGGCTGATCTTGACGGATCACAAAATGTAAGAGTAATTATGAGATTTACTGCAGGTGTTCAATACGCTATTGTAGAAGATATTGTAACTTACGGAATTACAAACTCTGCTAACTAATATTAACTTAGTTTAATTAAATAAGGGGAGGTAAAGTGCCTTCCCTTTTTTATTAACTTTAAAAACATAAAACTATGCCTTGTGATATTTCTTTAGGACGTGCCGAACAATGTAAAAATAGCATTGGAGGTTTAAGAGCAGCATACTTCATTAATTGGGGTGATGCTACAACGGTAACTTATTCTGCAACTGCAGGACAAGAGGATGTAATTACAGCTTTAGGGGGAACTCCTGTTGGTTACAAATATGAATTAAAAGGGACTTCAACATTTGAACAAACTGTTACTTCATCAAGAGAAAATGGAACTACATTTGTAGACCAAAAATTAACTTTAAGTATTAAGAAATTATCTATTGCAGACCACAAGCAGTTGAAATTATTATCTTATGGTAGACCACAAGTTATTATAGAAGATAACAACGGAAACTTCTTTATGGCAGGTTTAACTAAAGGTATGGATTTAGTAACTTCTACTATTTCTACAGGTGCTGCTATGGGTGATATGTCAGGATATTCTTTGGAGTTTCAAGGTATGGAACCTGTACCTGCAAACTTTGTAACAGGACCATTAACTACAAGTATTTTAGCTTCTATTGTTGAAGGAACTGTAGCATAATATTATTGTTTGTTTTTTTTAAAGAGGGTGCTATTTATTTAGCATCCTTTTTTGTTTTAAAACAATTTTGAATATTAATTATTAATATATAAAAATAGTTTATGATAATTTTAAGGAAACAAACTACAGCACAAAGTTTAACATTTATACCAAGAGTAATGAGTGCAAACACTATTGTTTTAAGAAATGAAACTACAAATGTTGAAACTACAATTTCTGCTACATTTAGTTTATCAAGTTATTATTTAACAACGACTACTGTTTTTGATTTAGATGAAAATACATTTTATAATTTAACTATTAAAAATGGTGCTAATATAGTTTACAAAGATATTATCTTTTGCACAAATCAAGCTAACGATACATATACAGTAAACCAAAATCAATACATAGCAAACGTTACAACAAACGAATTTAAAATTTATGAGTAATATATCAATATTAAATTTAAGTGCTTACACAAGCCCTGTAATACAAGAAAATAAAAAGAATAGTTACATTGAATATGGAAGTGATAACAATTACTTTCAATATTTAATTGATCGTTATTTATATTCAGCTACCAATGGAGCAATTATTACAGGTGTTGCTAATATGATTTACGGTAAAGGTTTAGAAGCATTAGATTCTAATCAAAAGCCAAATGAATATGCACAAATGAAGTCTATAATTAAAGATTCAGATTTGCGCAAAGTAGCTTTAGAACGTAAACTATTAGGAATGGCTGCTATGCAAGTTGTAATGCAAGGTAAAATGGTTAAGCAAGTGCTTCATTTTCCTATGCAAACATTAAGAGCTGAAAAATGCAATGATAAAGGACAGATAGAAGCTTGGTATTATCATCCTGATTGGGCTAAAAAGAAACAATCTGAAGACGCAAAACGTATTCCCGCTTTTGGTTTTGGTAATGGTAATGAAGTTGAGATATATGTAATACATCCTTATGTGAGTGGATTTGATTATTATAGCCCAATAGATTATTCAGGTTCTTTACCTTATGCTTTGCTTGAAGAAAATATTGCAGACTATCAAATTAACGATGTTCAGAATGGCTTTAGCGGAACAAAAGTAATCAACTTCAACAATGGTATTCCTTCTGAAGAAATGCGTGATAAAATGAAGCGTGATGTTATGGGTAAATTAACAGGTGCAAGAGGTGAAAAAGTAATTGTAGCTTTTAACTCTAATGCAGAATCTAAAACAACCGTTGAAGATTTACCTTTAAACGATGCTCCGGCGCATTATGAATACCTATCTAAAGAATGTTTTGAAAAACTAATTGTTGGCCATAGAATTACAAACCCAATGTTGTTAGGTATTAGAGAAACAGGTAGTGGCTTAAGTAGCAATGCGGATGAAATAGAAACTTCTACTTTAATGTTTTTAAATTTAGTTATTAAACCATATCAAAATGAATTAATAACTGCATTAGATGCTATATTAGCTGTTAATGGTATATCTTTAGATTTAAGATTTGTAAGATTACAACCATTAGATAACGAACAAATAATAAGTTCTTCAAATCCTATTATTGAAGCGGTAAATAGTTTGTCTCCTTTGGTTGCTAATAAAGTATTAGAATCAATGACTGCAAATGAAATAAGAAGTTTGGTTGGTTTAGTTCCTGAGCCGGGCGGTTCTGATTTAAATCCAAGTGTTGTATCTAATTTATCTAAAGATTTAACAGATGAAGAAGGAGATAGCATACTTAATTCATTATTAGGTGAAGGAATTGATGATGAGTGGGAATTAGTTGACAAAAGAGAATATTCTGAATCTAATATTTCAATTGAAGAATGGGCAAATTCTAAAATAAAAAACAAAGAAAACCTATTTCAAAAATTAGCGGGAGTTATAAAATCAAACCCAAACGCAAAAAGTTCTTTAGATAAAGACAATTACAAAGTACGATATGAATATATTGAAAAATATTCAAGTGGTAATTCAAGAGACTTTTGCAAAAAAATGATGACAAGAACTGCTAATGGAGTTGTATATAGAAAAGAAGATATAGATCAAGCAAGTTTTCAAGGCGTGAATATGGAATTCGGACATAATGGTCAAAATTATTCACTCTTTAAATATAAAGGAGGAGTTAGCTGCGGCCATGTATGGGGAGAAAACCTATATAGATTAAAAACTAAAACTGATGGAACGCCATATGTAGATAAAGCTTTAAGCTCAAGTGAAGAAGTAGGATTTATTGAAGGATACAATCCAAATCCAACCGGATGGAGTGAAGCACAAATAGCACCAATAGATATGCCAAATAACGGACATCACCCAAATTATAAAGGATAAAAAATGGCAAAAGCATTATTCATAACAACAAACGATTTAGTTAAACATACTATTATAAATGGTAATGTAGACCCTGATAGCTATACACAATATATCTTTCAAGCGCAACAGGTACACATACAAAACTATTTAGGAACTAAACTCTACAATAAGATTAACGATGGTATTGTAGCAGGTAATTTAGCAAGTCCTTATACAACGCTTTTAAGCGACTATATTAAAATGATGGTAATACATTGGACTATGGTAGAATATTTGCCTTATGCATCTATTAAAATCAGCGAGAAAGGTGTATTTAAACATAATTCTGAAAACAGTACTGTAGTTGAGAAATCAGAAATAGATTTTTTAATTGAAAAAGCACGTGATACTGCACAAAGTTATACTAATAGATTTATAGATTATATGACTTTCAATCAATCTTCTTTTCCTGAATATAATTTGAATTCAAATGCAGATATGTATCCTGATAAAGATGCAAATTTTTCAGGATGGGTGCTATAAAAGAAACATATAAACCAAAAGAAACTAATGTTAAAAAATTAGAAATCTTTTTAAATAAATTAGAAAAGCAAAATGGCAAATAATATCGATTGGGGTCAAGGTGCAAATAACAACACGATTGGATGGGGTCAAGGTGCTGCAAACAATTCTATTAATTGGGGTTATTCTCACTATGTAAGTTATGCAGGTGAAACAGAAATAGTAGGAAATGAAAGTATTATAAACACTGATTTTAGAACAAGAGTTACAACTGATTCAGGATATTATGAAGCAGAATCTTGTTTATTACAAACATTAGAAAATTTAGATAGATTATGAGTTTATTAGATAAAGCGAGTTTAGTAGTTACGCCAAACGCGTATAAAGAAAGCAAGTTATATTCAGTTGTTCCTTCAAGTGGTGCAGGTGATATGTCGGTTGTTCGTGCTACAACAGCAACGAGGGTAAATAGTTTTGGATTGATTGAAAGCGTAGCTGTAAACGTACCACGTATTGATTACACAAACGGAAGTTGTCCGAGTTTATTGGTAGAGCCACAGAGAACGAATTTATTTACTTATTCAGAGCAATTTGATAATGCAGCTTGGAGCAAAATAAATTCAAGTATAACTGCAAATTCTGCAATATCTCCTGATGGTAGTATGAATGCAGATAAAATTGTTGAAAATAATATTAATGCTGCACACTTTGTTTTAAAATCTTCTTCTTATACAGGTACAAATACTTTAAGCGTTTTTTTAAAAAAATCTGAAAGAGATAAAGTTATAATTCAGTTAGCTACTGCATCGTTAGTTTATTATGCTAAATTAGTTGATTTAACAAATGGAACTTTATTAACACCTCCTTCTCCTTTTACAAATATAACAACTTCAAGTATTAAAAATTTTGGTAATGGTTGGTTTAGAATTGATATGACTTTAACTGATACGATTATTGAAACTGCTTTTTTCTTATATAATGGTTCTTCATATTCTTATACGGGTGATGGAACTTCAGGTTGTTTTATTTATGGTGCTCAATTAGAAGTAGGAAGTTATGCTACTTCATACGTGCCGACTGTAGCCACCGCTGTAACTCGTAACGCTGATGTTATTTCTAAAACAGCAATAAGTAGTTTAATAGGGCAAACAGAGGGAACTATTTTCTTTGACGGTATAGTTAATAATATTCAAAATGCTTTTTCAAATATATTAAGTACAAATAAAGAAGTTTTATCTAATTCAAATATTCAATTAGGAAAACAACAATCAACAAATAAATTTATTTTTGATTTATTTTTAGGTAATGGAACTTATAACTCAATAAAATTAACTTCAACTAATGCTTTTGCAAATGGAGTTAGAACAAAGGTAGCAATTAGATATAAAAGCGGTGATTTTGCTATGTATATTAATGGAGTTTTGCAAGCTACAAGTTCAAGCACATATACAAATAACGGTACAAAATCAGAATTATTTTTAAATGATATTACTACTTATTTTGGATATCAAGAAAGCGTGAGTTTCAATTCCGCACAATTATATAAAACTCCTTTGACAAATTCTGAATTACAATCTTTAAGCACAATATAAAATGATATATAAATTAAACTATACAGACAAAGAAACTGCAATAAAAGACTTCTTAAAAAAAGGGGTTTATATTGAAGTTGAGGATTTAAACAAAGAAAAGCAACTTGCTTACGGAAAAGGAATTCAAGCTATTGTTGAAATTGGTAAAATTGTTTTGACTAATGGAACTTACGATGCAGACTTTAAAGAAGTAACTGCACCTGTTTACGCTGACGGATATGCTTATGATATTATGAGTGAT